TAGACTGGGAGGGAGGTATCTGCAGTTCTAAGACGCGAACGTAAATAATCCCAAGCATATGATGTCGGATACTGTGTTAATTCATCAAAGCCAATATAAGTAAAGGCTTGTCCTTGATAACGTAATACATCTTTTTCTTGCTCCAAGTATGTCATCCATATTCTAGCCCCAGAAGGAAAAGTCCATTGACTCTTCTTTTCCATCCATTTAGCTCCCGGAAAAGCTTTTGGATATAATTCTTGAGACTTGTGAATAATCTCTCTTAACTCATCATTTGTTCGTCTTAATATTAAGCCGTTCATGTTTGAGTTATTACAATAACGAAGAGGGTCAACTATTAAACTAAAAGTTTTCCCTCCTCCTGCTGCCCCTCCATATAGAACTTCCCTCTCAGGTGCAGCTAAAAATTCTGTTTGTGGTCCCGGATTTGGTTTGAATAATACTTCTTGACGTACCTCATCCTGTTTATAATAAGTTTCTGGTAAACTCTCTGTAGCTTTTTCTTTAATTTCATCGTCTTCTGTTACGTTTGCAATCTTAGCTAACTTACGTTGAGCTATGTTTAATTTTATTTTAGCAGACCTCTGCTGTTTTTTAGCTTTCGCTATATCTCGTTCTTCTTTAGTTAAAGGCTTGCGTTTTGACGTTGCCTTCAGCTTCGGTCTTGGAAGCGTTGCATTTTTGTTCAGCATATCTTCTTCTGTCTCTTTTGTCTGTTTTTATTCGTTTCCATAATCCCATAGGAGTTATGGTACGACCTGTATATTCAGATAGCCATCTTGATACTTCAGGATAAGAGGACTCTCTTAAATATTCTTCAGCTAACTGTAGAGCTTCTAATTGTTCTTCAATAGGTTCTAATAATTGAGGGTCTATTTTATTTATTTTATATCCCCAAGGAACTGTAGGTCCTTTTAATGTAGAATATCTATTCGTTGGATTCAGTTTCTGTGCTATCGCTATCATCTGTCTTTGCCGGTAATATAAATACTCCCATAGGTTTATCAGTGCTTACATTTAGTTTTTCTACTTTTGATAATCCTACTCTATCAAGTATTTGTTGTGATGCAGCTAATCTTTCTCTGTTACCAATAGCTGATGGGTCATCTATAACTCCAACCATTGATAATACTGCTTTTGGTGCATTAGCTGCCATTTCTAATTCTGCCCGTTCTATTATTTCAGAACGTAATGAACTAACTATGTGATGAGGATTTGTGTTCTCAGAGTATCCTGCCATCTTCATAGCTTTTGCTTGATTGCCTTTTGCAGGTCCAAACAATGCATCTAAAAATCTTGCTTGTAATTCTGTTAATTCTTTATGCACGAGGATTCTTCTTTCTTGCTGTTTTCGTTCTAGCAAAAGAACGATTTTTACTTTTTGATTTTACAGATAATTTTTTATTATTCATTGGATTACCTGTTTTATGATGTACATCTTTGCCATCACCTTTTGTTACAAGTCCTCTCCTAGCCATTATAGCACGAGCTGTATTTCGTGATGCTCTACGCTTTTTCTGTTTAGGTTTAGAGTGATAACTGTCGTATTCTTTTCTATAATTACGTGTCATTTCTTTTTACGTGTAGTCTTTCTTTTTCTGCCTGAAGCTGTAACAGACCATTTAACAGCTTTAGGTCCTGTTTTCTTTCTTGCTTCAGCTTTACTTATTCTGCCTGCAACTGCTTTTGGTCTGCAAGCCGGATAAGGTCTAGACTTTTTTTCTTTACCTGACCTACCACATTTTTTACCTGTCTTAACATCACGCCAATCTTCTTTGAACCATTTAGTTAAGCCACCTGTAGGTTTAGCCATTAGTACGTACCACCACGTTTCTTATATGTTCTAACTAACCAAGCATTTGCATATGCTGACGGGTATACCTTGAACTTACGTTTTGCTTCTGCTTTTACTCTAGCATATAACGCAGGGTTTTTTGGTTTTGCCCCTCCAGTTTTTCTAGTTTTCTTTTTTGCTGCCATATTTATGCTCCTCTTTTTTCTTTCCAAAGCCATGCAAGGAAAAATACGAATCCTACTAATGTACAAAATAAGAGAACCCAACCTACGCCTTCCCATATTTTTCGGATTAATTCTTGTCTTTCATAAATTTCTTGTTTTCTGCGTAGTCTAATGTCAGCTTCCATTTTGAGTATTTCATTCCAACTGTTAGCTCCATAATGAAAATTTATAAATGACTTAAGCTCTTGTCTTTGAGCTTCTAATTTTTTCTTTGCTGTAAATGCTTCTATAGCACTAGCTTCTAATTCTTTACCTTTGAATAACTTTTGTAGAGCAGATGGATTCTTAGAGGTCTTTTCTGCATTATCTACATCACTCATTGCTCCCATCCAACGGGACAAATCTTTGCCCATTGATTCTATATCACGACCCATTTGGAACCCTTTTTTAATTGCGTTAAAAGCTCCACTTGCTGCAGTTAATGCTATTCCTATAGTAGCCGGGTCCATTATCTTTTTCTCTTTGGTATTGGTTTACAGTATGCTGTTATTGATTTATTTCCATCTTCTGTTGGTACAACTGGTTGGTCGTGTAATTTTTTTGCAAAGTATATACATTTATTAACATCTCTAAATACTTGAGTTTGATTAACTATATCTTTTCCTATCATAAATATAAGAATAAATTCTACCACTAAATATCTAACTCTAGTTGGTCTTTATCTTTTTTAACTGGGTGACAATCACAGGTACATTCTTCCGGCACACAGTCATAACATTCGCAAGTAGGACATTTCTTTGGTTCATCTTCTAATTTATATGTCATTTTTTATGTTTCCTTTTTAGTGCTACTTTAGCTGCTTTTGCTATTCTTACAACTTCACTTTTACCCATTACTTTTGCTCTTTGTTCCATGACTGTAAGTATTTGTATCTTTCTCGCATATGGTTTATTAATTTTCTTAACCTTAGCAGCCGTTGCTCTGGCATCAGCCGGAGTAGCAAATTTGATTCTAACTGTATCTTTAGGGTTCTCATCCGTATATAAACGTCTATCGGAACCTTTAGGTTTTTTACCAGTACCAACTTTAGGGTCTCTTTTTTTTGGTCGTGCCATGTTTTTTCTTATATCTTGTTCTTTGGTCTTTTTCTATTTTACTTAAAACTCTTGCTTGTTTAGCGTGAGCTTTGGAGGCTTTCTTTAATTTGCCTATGACTTTTTTTAAAGGCTTAGTATAATGAGGCATTATTTTTTTCTCTTCTTTTTTGCTTTTGATGGGAGCAGCCCTTTGTTGACTGCTCTTGCTCTTTCAGAAAATCCAAGTTTCTTTTTACTTTTTATTTTTTTTCTTATTGTTTCTAACTTCGCTACCATCAGAATATAGATTATTAAATGTTATATCAGGATTTAAATATGACTCATGTGACTCTGCTGAGTGAGTCCATTGTGAAGGTGTAAAGTCTGGTGCACCTTCTCCTGTTCGCCACAGTGCAGGACTTGTTGCCCTAACCCTGTTATTAGGTAATGCCACTATATTACCTGTCCATGCTCCTGCATCTAAAAGATACAAAACATGAGACTGTTTATGTTGTGCAGGGTCATCAGCTATATCGCTGTCTGTATAGTCAACAGTAAATAAATATTTACCAGTATAAAAATTACCATCTATCTTACACAACCAAGGTGAAGAACTTACTCTATCCAATACGACAACACTGTGATGTCTTGATTCGCAATCCCAAGGTTGACATAAATGATTTTCCATCGGCTCTGCCCATTCATCTACAGGTATATCTGCGACTAATGCTTGTATGGGCATTCTTGCCCACATAGCACCTCCATGAACATTTTCATCAGGACCATCGTCTCTATCAACTTCGCAACCTGTGAATACAACCTGAAAACTCAGGGACCTATCAGGTATTGTATTTACTGCGAATGCCATAGCATGAAGAAACTCTCCATGATATTTTTGGTGGTTACAAGTAAATTCTCTTCGTACCCAACATTTAAAATGAGGTACGTTACTTATAAGGTAGGACACTATCTACGACCTGACCTCATTCCCCCTCTAGCCATACCTTTGGTCATTTTAGCTCCACCTCTGGCATATCCTTTTGTCATTTTGGCTCCACCCATTTTCATTTTTTTGACTTTTTTATTTTTTTTACCTCCGGCAGCTCCACCTTTGGTTTTTTTCATACTGTGTCTTGGCATATATATATCTCCTTATATTGACAGTTTCTTTTTTGGCTTTGGTAAAGGATTATGATAATCCTCAATTTTAGGTTTGCCCTTCCTAAATAAATCATAAAACTCTTTGTTAAATGGAGATGACTGTTTCTTTCTATATTCTCTGGTATCTTGTTTAAATTTTGGTTTGTCAAATCCAAAAACTTTGCCGGAAAAATTACCTTTAGGTTTAATATTCTTTATAGGCATTCCTTTTGATATTTCCGTGTGTTTTTTAAATGCTTCTTTCTTAGCTCCTTTTTTACCTATATCAGGAGCTTTTGTTTCATCATATACTTCACCACCGAATAATCCAGCACCTTCTTTTAGTCTGGGAACATTAGTTGGTAAATCCATTATATGTTTTTTAGCCATTATTCTTTTTAATTTTCTTTATACCTATGGCTAAACCACTCATGGCTTTCTTTTGTTCTGCCATGCTTTTCTCTATAGCTTTGCCTCTAGCTTTTTCATAACTGGAAAGTTTACCATCTTTATCTAAATCAGCTTTGCCCGGATTCATAAGATTAGCACCTTTCATCAATCTTGGTACATTTGTAGGCAAATCCATGATTGCTTTTTTAGGTGTATTCATACCCCCTCTTTTTTTAGCAAATCTTCCAGCATCATCAGGAATACTAGCCCCACGACCTTGTCTTTCAGCTTCTGCTTGTCCAGACAGTTCTTTTGCTTTCTT